AATAAAGAAACATTTAGATTATTTTGAAGTTTGCTTACACAAGCTTGATTTTAAAAATTTTGATTCATTTGGTTTCGGAACTCCTTCTTGGTATGAAGCAGGAATACAAAAATTAGATTTTATCATTAAAAATTTAAATGAATTAAAGCAAAAAGAATTATTAGTATTTAATGATTTAGATATTCAATATTTAAATCCAATGAACATTTTTAAAGTATTAAGTTTTATAGAAGATAAAAAATTAGATTTTTGTGGTATTATGGAGCATAATTCAAATGATTATTTCGAGCACTATAACGGTGGTTATTATATTTTAAGAAATACAACAAATGTAATTAAATTTATAAATTCTATAAAAGAAGAATTAAAAGTAAATAAGCCTACATTTGCCGATCAAGATATTTTAAACGACTTTATTCACAGAGCCAACATAAATCATGGTTTTATGCCTAGAGAATTCTTCATAAATGGACCTCATGCTCCTGTAACACAAGAAGCAATAATGCATCATGCAATTTATGCAGGTAATGTTCATGATAAGATCATTCAAATAAAAAGAATTTATTCTGAGTATTTTAAGAAAAAGTATTCAACTGATAACAATTTTTTATTTGGTTCTTCGTTTGGAGAATTAAATAAAAAAAATGGTATTAAACTAAAAGATAATATATATATTAACGATCCTTTTACAGAAAAGGTATTTATTTAAAAAAATGAATGATATTAAAATATTTGTTTTACACAACGAAGAAGAAGTGTTAAATAAAGCTGTATCTAATGAGTTTATTAAAAAAATAAACTTAAACAATCTTGAATTAAATCAAAAATACAAAACAAATAAATTAGCAGAAAATAGATTTTTAATTTATCTATCGAATAACAAAGGTATATTAGCAGATTATGATTACATTGGCATTTGCTCTGCAAGGTGGGATGAAAAATATCAAACCAATCAAGAATCTAGTAATGTTTTAAAGTTAGAAAAAGTTCCAGATTTAGTTAAATCTTTTAAGAAGAATGTTATTTATGTTCCAGCACCCATAAAAGAAGACTGGTATGAAAAATCAATTTACATGCATGAAGGAATGGAAGTTTATATTGATGAATTATTAAAAAGAAATAACTTTAAAAAAACAGGAAGTAGTTTTTATAGTAATAACTTTATTTGTAAAAGAAGTATATTAATCGAGTTTTTAAAATGGTGGAAAAAAGAGTTTGATTATTTTTTTGAAAAATACAAATGCGAATATGAATATAATAGCGAAAACTGTCCCAATTATAAAGAAGATGTAAATTGTGCTTATTTTTACGAAAGAATAACAGTGGCATACTTTGCTAATAAAAATTATAATATTGTTGGTTTAGACCCAAAAATAAAAATCACAGATGAATACAATGTAGTTAGATCAGAAGCAATTGAAAATTTTAACAAGAACTTAAAATTACTTTAATTAAATGCCTCTGGTGGAAAAGCTGGGAAGCCTTCATTTCTTGCTTTTTTTCTTTCAGAGAAACTATCATCAATTAACATAGAATTTTTTTTCATATAAACAACTTTTTCTTCATCTTTTTTAAGATGAATAACTTCTTTGAATAAATTTTTTATTTTAAATTCTTCAAGTTTATTATTAAGGTTTCCTTTGTGCTTAGATATCAAAATTGTATTAACTTTTGCGTTAATACATTTAATAATAAACTTAATTAAGTCTGCGTTTAATTTTCCATTAATCAATAATGTATCATCGAAATCAAAATAAATATTTTTATAAAAATTAAAGTCAAAATCAAATTCGTAATTTAAATATCTATAACCAGTCGCATGAAAATCATTATTGTCTATTTCAACAATAGTTTTGTAATGGTTATAAACATTAAGCAAAGGAAGATTAACATCATTTAATCTGTTTATTCCAGATGAAGCACCTATTCTTGGTGCAATTTCAAGTAGAGACTGTTCTCCTTTATCATTTATTTTTGTTTGAAAAAACCATGCTCCATTAAATTTAATTTTTTCATTTATTTTAACTGCCCATTCTTTTAATTCTTCGTTTTGGGATATTTTAGTATAAGAAGATGCACCTAAGCTTTTAAATATTCTAAGTCTTGGTTGTGCAAACAGAAGATTTCCATTAAAATCAGTAAAACAATCCACGGTAAATTCTGATCCAGATAAGTACTCCAATACAATTGGATTTTCAATATTATCAACAAAGAAATTTAATTCTTTTTTATTTTTAACAACATAACAATCCTTCGAGGAACTTCCTTTTTGTGGTTTTATAAAAACAGGAAATTTATTAATAACATTGATATCTTCGTAAATTATTGGGGTATTTATTATACCATCAAAATATTTATAAGTTTTATATTTAGACCTTAAAATTGCATTAGTTTCATAACAAGAAGATATTACCCCGCATTTGAATTTACTTATATTTTTTGAAAAATACAAGCTAACATCATCACTCAGAGGATATATCAAATCAATTTTATGTTTTTTAATTATGTTATTTAATTTATTTAAAAAATCTTTATCTCCCATAAATCTTTTAATTTTTATATTATTTTTAAAAATTTTAGTTATTTCATTTTCAACAGAAGAACAGCCAATTAAATTTATATTTTTATCTTTGTTTAAAGAATAATATATCTCTATAGCTAAATTTGAAGCACTTGGAAATACCAAAATATTTTTTTTCATAATGTTTTTTTAATATATCTTAAAATAATAAATCTTTTTTATATTTAAATTTAGCTTTCCTGTAATTTAAGTTTTCCTCTAATTTTTTAACATGTACTTCAGGTTTAATATTTTCATTTGGCTTATGAGATTCATGCAACACAGTAACTTTTGGGATATATAAAAAATTTAATTTTTTTTCAAAGAAATACTCATTCATTCTAATCCATAAATCAGCATCAGACGGTATTTTTTCTTTAACACAGTTTTTAAATCTAAGATTTATTTCATCTAACTTCCAACTAACTGCTGAAAATATAGTATTATGCTCAGAAACTGGCTTATTATTATAATCAATGTGATGTATTTCTTCAGTTGGCAAATTTCCCAGTTGCAAATGATTTCCTCTAGTGTAAACAAAACTTGCTTTTGGCCATTTGTGATAAGCCATTGCTAATGTTTCTAAGTGATTTGGTAACCAGATATCATCATCGTTACATAAAGCAACATATTTTACATTATCTTCTTGCATCCAATCAAGAACATAATTACATGCATTAACACCGCCACAATACCATAAATCAATGTCTTTATAGTGATATCTTTCCGAATCAACATCTAAATTTCTTAATTTTAATTTTTTTTCTGGTATTATACTTGAAATTTTTATTAGTTCTTCTTTTGGATAATAGTTATCTCCAAATAGATAAATTTCCCAGTTTTTATAGGATTGTTTTAAAATAGATTCTAAAGATTTAGGCAATATATCTTTAGTTTTACCATTTCTCGGATAAGTAATCATTCTAATTGAAAACTTTATATTTTCAAAATTAATCTTAAACATATTATTATAATCTATGATTAATATATCTAGTTCTAGCCATAATTATGAAATTATTGAAAAAAATATAAAAAGTTGTGTTTCCAAAGGATGGATAGGCATAGGAGATCACACTAAAGATTTTGAAGAAAAATTCTCAAAAAGAATAGGTAAAAAATTCATTACCGTAAATAATGGAACTAACGCACTTCATTTAGGTTTACATTTAGTAGATTTAAGAGAAGGAAGTAAAGTGTTATTGCCTTCATTTACTTTTTTTGGCTGTATACAAGCTATATTTGCTGCTAAATTGGTGCCAGTAATTTGTGATGTTGAACAAGATGCAAATTTAAGCTGTGATAAAATTGATGCTATATTTAAAAAAGATATAAAAGGAATAATGGCAGTTCATTATGGCGGAAAATGCACACAAGAAATTGAAAGCTTTAAAGATTATAATGTAAAAATATTAGAAGATGCTGCCCAAGCAGTAGATACAAAAAAGAATAATTCTTATTGTGGAGCTATTGGAAATGTAGGTTCATTTAGCTTTGATTCAATAAAAAACATAGCTACTCCAGATTTAGGAGGAGTTTGTTTTGATGACGATAAAATCGAAAGAGCTTTAGCCTTTAGGAATTATGGTATTGTTAGAAATTCTAAAGATAGCGGTGAAATGTGGTGGGATTTTTCTTATATAAACGACAATGTTAAGTATCTCCCAAACGATATTTCATGTATATTCGCTTTGGAACAACTGAAGAATTTAAAAGAAAATCAGCTTAAAAGAAAGAAAATATGGGAAAGTTATCAAAAAGAATTTGAATCATTGCCAAGTGTTGGCATATGTCAGAAATACGATAAAAAAGAAAGTCATTCTTATTTTTCATATTTAGTAACAATAGAAAAAAGAAATGAATTTGCAAAATATATGCTTAAGAATAATGTTTATACAGTATTAAGATTCCCTCCTTTGCATATTAATGAAAAATTTAAAAAATATTGCTATGGAAGCTTTGAAAACAGTCAAAATCTTTATGAAAATGGAATTAACTTGCCAATTCATAACAATTTAGATGACAATGATTTAGATAAAGTAATAAATTTGGTTAAAAAATGGTGCAAGAACTCAAAAACATAAATGATATTTATTTAAGTTTATTTGATAAAGATAAAATTAATATTTCAAAATTCACTGAAATCAATATTAGTGATTTTTTTTATGAAAAATATTATGATAATTTAAGATTTATTAAATTATTATCAGAATATTCAAATAGTATTCTTGAAATAAATTGCTTTTATAATTTGCCAAGCGTAAGTTTACTTTCTGGTAGTGCAAAGAAAATAATTAAAATATCTAATAATATTAAATTAAGTTATTATGAATTAATAAATTATATTAATGATGTAGAATTATTATTATATGAAGATTTTGATGCAAGCATTAATTCACTTAATGTAGATTTCTTGTATATAAATAACTTTCAAAATGATGAAAATTATTCTCTTTATAATAAAGTTTTTGAAAAGGTTAAGGTAGAAAAATATATTATGATAGATGGAATAGATGAATATTTTTACAAAAAAATTAAAACATTAATTGAAGAAAATAATTGGAAAATTCATGCAATAAAAAAAGAAGATTTTAATTTTTTAATTTTAAAAAGAATATAATAAATCAAAGGAGATAATTAATTGATTTTTACAGCAAGCATAAATGTCCATAACAATCCTGAATTAATAAGAATAAATATTGATTTGCTGAAAAAGAATGTGACTGATAATATTGTTCTGCTCGTTGAGAAAAGTGCATATAAAAATTGGCCAATTGAAGATTTTAATGATGTTGTAGTAATAGAAGGTTTTAAGCATAATTTCCCAAGAAATCCATACAAAAATGTTCTTTATAATTTAAAATGTACTTATGAAAATTTTCCCAATAGTGATTGGTATATTTTCACAGAATTTGATAATTTCATTGTAAGTGAAAAATTCAAAAATGATTTTCAATATATAAATGAAAATTATAGCTTAATAACAACTGATTTCAGGGAAGTATATTGTGAAGATAATTTGTTTTCAAATTCCCTAGAGTTAAAGTTTGAAAAATTCTATTGTATGCTTGGATGTTGTTACTTTATAAAGAAAAATTTAATGGAAGCACTATATCATCAAGTGTTTGAAAAGTTTTTAACATTTACATCTTTAATGCCAGAAGGATTTTATCCTAATTTCAATCAATATGATGTTGCAGAGGTTTTAATTCCAACAATTTGCAAGCATAACAAATTTGATGTTTTAAACCTTTGTAGATTTACAGAAGAAAATTTTAAATGGAATGGAATGGGTAAAAAATATGCTATGAGATTTAGACCGAATATTCATTTTTCAGAATTAAGCAAAAAAACTTGTATTGTTCATCCTGTCAAAGAAACTAATCAAATTAAACAAATAATGGAATATTTAGAATTAAACTAATGCATAGAATTAAATTTTACATATACAAAATAGATAAAGAAAATATTAATAAAAAGCTTATTGCTTTTTTTAGAAAACACAAAGTTAAATTTTGCTATTTGAATTTTGGTAAAAAAACTAATGAAGATAATCTTAAAATAATAAAATATAAAAGTGACAATTTAAAAGAATTATTCATAAGAATTCTTAATCAAAAAGAAGAGTTGTGCTTTTTCCTTCATAATGATTTTGACTCTTACAAAGATATCATTTACATGATTAATAAAAGCAAATGGTATTTTCAAAAATATCCTAATGCAGGTATACTAGATTTTAATTTAAATCTATCAAAATATTATCATTTTTACGATAGAGTCTTCACTAATTATAATAAATTTTATGGATTAAATGATATAAAGTGTCCCGATCCTAGATGTTTTGTTTTCAACAAAGAAATTTTAACAGATTATATAAATTTTTACATTGAAAAAATCAATTTTGCAAGAGGATTAGAGATATTCATTTCGTTTTTTTGCTATTTAAAAGGTAAAATGGTTTGTCGAGATATATGCAGGAAAATAAAATTTGTAAATAATTTACATTTGTTTAAAACACTTATGGAAATTAACGAAAAAAATTACAACACAAAAAACATCGTTAATAAATTTAATATTTTTATGGAAAATATATCAAATATAATTTATTTTAATCATGAGTCAAATAACGAGAGTTTCTACAGCCAAGGGCCAAAAAAATTAATTAAAATTTTAAAGCCCATATTGAAAATGAAAAAATTATGAAACACAAGATTTTAATAGTTGGATCTGGATTATTCGGCTCTGTATTAGCACACGAGCTTGTTAAAAAAGGATATTATGTAGATATAATTGATAAAAGAAATCATATAGGCGGGAATTGTTATACGGAAATAAAAGATAATATACCAGTCCATAAATATGGACCTCATATATTTCATACTAATGATGGCAAAATATGGAATTATGTTAATAAACTTACTAAATTTTTAA